ACTGGCCGCTGCAACAGGCTGTGAGTGGCTGTCGATCTTGCTGGCGGTCGTGTTCTCCAAGCCAACTCCCGCCGTTTCCCCCTTTCTGCTGATCGTGCTGCTCGTCCTGGTGGTGCTGGTCTACCGGGCTCGCGGCAACGTCGCCCGCATCCTGAGGATGGACTGATGATCGCCAACGACATCGATGTACTGGCTCGCACGCTGTGGGGTGAGGCGCGCGGCGAAGGTCCAGCCGGGCAGATCGCCGTAGCCTGGACCATCCGCAACCGGGTGAACGACGGTAACCCACGGTCGTGGTGGGGCGAAGGCTATGCCGGCGTGTGCCAGGCGCCGTGGCAGTTCAGTTGCTGGAACAAGAACGACCCGAACTATCCCTTCCTCAGCGGCGCCAAGCAGATCCCGCCAAGCCAGTACGCACTGGTAGTGCGCGCAGCCAAGACCGTCGTCGATGGCGCCACGCCTGACCCCACCGGCGGCGCGACTCACTACTACGCCAAGAGCATGAAGACCGCGCCCAAGTGGACTGTGGGAGCGAAGCAAACCGTCACCATCGGCAACCATGTGTTCTTCCGAGACGTACCGTGAAGATCCTCGCCGGCATCTGCGCAGCACTGGCCATCGGGTTGCTGCTGGCGCTTTGGCGCATCGACAGCGTCAGCACCAAGCTGGCATCCGCCGATGAACAGATAACCACGCTGACCAACGCCGCCGAGTCCCGCCGCAACACCCAGCGCCTGCTGGTCCAGCTCGACACCGACCACACCAAGGTACTCACCGATGTTCAAGCCCAGAACAAAGACCTGCTTGCTCGCGTTGGCACTGGCGCTCAGCGGCTGTCAGTCCCAGCCCGTTGTTCCTCAGTGCGAACCGCCAGCACCACCGCCGGCGTGGATGATGCAGAAGCGAGAGCCGACATTGACCCCGCGGCTGCTCAAAGAATTGTCGCCATCACCAACGACGGAGACGAAGCCATCATCGCCTTGAGCGGGCTTCAGGATTACGTCCGCACTGCCTGCACCCCTCGCAAATAGTCGGGAACCCGACAGCCCACCTCCAAGATGCTTGGCCCTCAATTCGTTGATTCCCCATCAACCCGAGGGCTACACCCATGCCAGAAGTCACTCCGCGTTATGTCCATCCCGACGACCTCGACAGAGCGCTGAGGCTTCTCGATGCCGCCGGCTCGCTCAACACCCGAGGCAACTCCAACAACCCGCCTGTTCAAGACGCCGTGAGCAGCGCGGTAGTTGACCTGATTGTTTACGCAAAGGAACTGCTGAAGACCCCCGGACCGGTTGAGGCAGACCCTCCCGTCGAGCCTCCCGTCGAAAGCCCAGCCGAATAACCACTCAGTAACCGCCACCCCTCAGGAGACAAGACCATGCCCGGTCCAGATGACTTGAAGATCCAAACGCCAGGCGAACCGCTTGGCACCATCACGCCGCTTGCAGCAGCGGTGAACACCGCCGGTTCAGGCGACAGTCCTGATGCTGGCGAGTCCATGACCGCCCAAGCACAGCCGCCGCTGTACGTTGCCAAGCACAGTGCCGGTGGCCGCTGGCACGTCGTGACCAATGACGCTGACGCCACCCGCGTTGGTGACTTTGTTGGCGACAAGGTAACGATCGTTGCCGAAGTCGAGCGCATGAACGCAGGCGGTGAACCGCTGGTGCTGGATCCGGAGCGCCTGCAAGACCGTGCCGCTCAAGCACAGGCCAAGCCATCGGCGACCAGCACTGTCGATGCCACCACGCTCAAGCAGCCAGTCATGACACCTGACGGCTGGCTGTGCCCTGAACCACCGGTCAAGGAGTAGGGCGCATGGGAAGCAAACCGAAGAAGCAACCAGCCCCTGTCGTAGTTGCGCCGCCTGATCCGCAGATCGAGGCGCAGAAGGCCGCAGACGCCGCCGCCGTGAAGGCCAACGAAGAAACCGCCACCCGCAAGAAGCGCAAGGCCGAGAGCAGCCTGCTCACGTCCGGCGCCCAAGGCACCGGCTCCGTTCTATCCCAAGGCAAGAGCACCCTCGGATCATGAACGCATCCCAGATCTGCAAAACGTTGAGCACCCTGAAGTCGCTGCGCTCGCCGCATGAGCAGACCTGGCGCGACTGTTACGACCACAGTTATCCGATCCGGGGCAGCGGTTTTTGCACTGAGCAAATCACGGCCATGGAAGCGCAGATGCGTAAGGCCAGGATGATTGACGGGACCACCACGGACGCGGCCCGCATTCTGTCGTCCGGCATCATGTCGGGCCTGACCCCGGCGAACTCGTTGTGGTTCGGCATGGACGTCGGGCAGGAAACCGAGGACGAACGCCGCTGGCTGGATGGCTCGGCGGACATCCTTTGGCAGAACATCCACGCATCCAACTTCGACGCGGCCGCCTTTGAGGGGCTTATCGACGTTGTGTGCGCTGGTTGGTTTGCCCTGTACATCGATCAGGACATGGAGAAGGGCGGCTTTACGTTCGATCTGTGGCCTATCGCAAGCGTCTACTGCTCGGCGTCCAAGGCTGGCGCCAAGATCGACACCGTGTATCGCGAGTACAAGCTCACGGCAGAGCAGGCGGTGAATGAGTTCGGCGAGGACAACCTAAGCGAAACCACACGCAAGCTGGCGAAAGACAAGCCGCAGGAAATGGTGCAGTTCATCCATGCGATCTATCCGCGCAGCACCTACATGGTCGGCGCTCGGCTGGCGAAGAACATGCCGGTCGCGTCGTGCAAGGTCGAGGTGGCCGCCAAGCACCTGGTCAGTGAGTCGGGATATCACGAAATGCCGGTCGTCGTGCCGCGCTGGATGATGATCCCCGACAGCGTTTACGCCGTGGGCCCAGTGTTCGACGCGCTGCCAGACTCTCGCACCCTCAACGAACTGTGCCGGATGGATTTGGCCGCCGGTGACCTGGCCATCGCCGGCATGTGGATTGCTGAAGACGATGGCGTGTTGAACCCGCGCACCGTCAAGGTCGGCCCGCGCAAGATCATCGTGGCCAACAGCGTCGACAGCATGAAGCCCCTGCAAAGCGGCTCAAACTTCCAGTACGCGGAAACCAAGATTGCGCGTCTGCAAGGCTCTATCCGAAAGATTCTGATGGCCGACCAGCTCCAGGCACAGGACGGCCCGGCCATGACGGCAACCGAGGTGCACGTCCGCGTGAACCTGATCCGTCAGTTGCTTGGCCCGGTCTATGGCCGTCTGCAAACCGAGTACCTGCAACCGATGATCGAACGGTGTTTCGGCATCGCGTACCGCGCCGGGATCCTTGGCGCTGCGCCTGAGTCGTTGGCCGGTCGCAACTTCACCGTGCGCTACCTGTCGCCGCTGGCTCGCTCTCAGAAACTGGAAGAGGTCACCGCCATCGACACGTTCGTTGCTGGTGCCGTGGCCATCGTTGCCCAAACGCAAGATCCCTCGATCCTGGACAACATCGACATGGATGCAGCCCAGCGCTTCAAGGGCGAAGCCTTGGGCGTTCCGTCGTCCGTCATCCGTAGCACTGCCGACCGCGACAAGCTCCGCGAGAAGCGAGCGCAGGACCAGCAGGCCGCACAGGAACAGGCTCAGCAGCAGATGCTGCAGCAACAGGCCGGTGAGGCCGCCATCAAGCAGACAGCAGGGGCTGCAGCATGACCATGACACCAGAACAGACCGACGCAATGTTCAAGCGCGTATTCGAAGAACACCACGAAGGCCGCATCGTGCTGGACCTGCTTATCCAGCGTTTTGCCAAGAACGCGGTAACCATCGGCGGTATCGACGCCATCCTCACCACCTACAAACAAGCCGGGGCCCGCGAGGTCTTGGATCACGTGTTACTCCGCATCGACCGCGCGAACGGCGCTAAAGATGATCCCAACGCTCAAGAGGAATAACGATGAACTGGTTTATTCATGGCCGTCTGGGCCACTTTTACATGGCCGAAACAACTGAAGGCGAGCCGGGCTCAGTGGTCACACCACCGGCAGCACCTGCGCCCGCTCCAGCGCCCGCCCCGACGTCAGTGCTTGGCAGCGTACCGGCCACCGACTTCATCCCAGAGAAGTACCGGACCATCAAAGAGGACGGTACGCTCGATCTGGAAGCATCGTCGCGCAAGGTTGCTGACGCCTATAAACACCTTGAAACCCGTCTCGGCTCGGGCGATGCACCACCGAAAACCCCGGACGAATACACGGTCAAGCTGGAAGGCGTCGAGGGGTTCAACTGGGATGAGTTCAAGGCGGACGAAAACACCCAGTCATTCCTGAAAGGTGCCCATGCCAAGGGCTTGAGTAATGACCAGGTGCAGTACGTTATTGGCGAATACATGAAGGCGGCGCCCGGGTTAATCGGTGGTGCGGCCCAGCTCACCCAGCAGGATTGCACTGCTGCGCTTAAAACCATGTGGGCGGATGACCAGACGATTCGCACCAATGTGAGCGCGTCCTACCGTGCTGCCGAGGCGTTCGCCAGCGAGCCGGGCAAGCCGGGCAGCTTCGACGTGCTGATGTCGAAATATGGCAATGATCCGGACTTCATCGCCTTCACCGCCAATATCGGGAAGGAGCTCAAGGAAGACACCTCCATCAATGGTGGCGCGGTGGTGAGTGAGGGTGACTTCGCCATCAAGAGTGCTGAACTCCGCGATCAACTCGCAGCAATGCCGCAGCACGACCCGAAACGGGCTGGCATCAAGGCGCAACTCGATGCGATGTACGACCAACGCTACAACAAGCGTCAATCCCGCCTCTGATCCCTCGCTTCAAATAGTCGGGAAACCGACACCCTCCATGCACAAACATCGCAGGCATCCCAGCAATGGGCCGGCCTGCGATGGCACGCAGATACCCGGTAAGCCCCGAGGCGCAGCAAAGCCGATGCACGCCAGGAACCCCGGCCCGAGCAATCGGACACCCGGCAGGCAACCCCCCTTATCTGCATTGGAGTGCATCGTATGTCCCAGCAAATCACCGAGGCGTTTGTTCAGCAGTTCGCTGACAACTTCATGCACCTCGCGCAACAAGCCACTTCCCGACTGGAACCGACCGTAACGATCGAGCCCAACATCGTAGGCATGTCGAAGTCGGTCAACCGTTTGGGCCAGCGTACCGCGACCCGTCGCACCCAGCGCCATGGCGACACCCCGATCAACGATCAGCCACACAGCACCCGGTTCGTGGACCTCTACGACTGGGAAGACGGCGACATGGTCGACGACCAGGACAAGATCCGTATGTTGGTTGACCCGACATCGGAATACGTCAAGGCAATGATTGCCTCGCTGAACCGCGCGAAAGACGACGTGATCATCAGCGCTCTGGGCGGCAACTCTCGCGCCACCACTGGCAGCATCATCCTGCCTGCCTCCCAGAAAATCGCTGTCGGCGGTACCGGCCTGACCAAAACAAAAATCATCCAGGCGAAAAAGATGTTTCGCCTCAATGAAGCGGACGAAGAGGCCGGCGAAGAGCTGTACATGATCTACCACGCTCAGGCCCTCAACGACATCCTGGCCGACACCACCCTGACTTCCGCTGACTTCCTTGCGGCTCAGATGCTTCAGAGCGGCACGCTCAAGGGCAAGTGGATGGGCTTCAACTGGATTCCATCCGAGCGGCTGCCGAAGTCCGGCGCAACCCGCTTCGCCTACGCCTACGCCAAATCCGGTGTCGTGCTGGGCAAGGGTGCGGAAATCATGAGCAAGGTTGGCGAGGACGCGGGCAAGGGCTTCAACGCTCGTATCTACGCGAAAATGTCCATCGGCGCCGTGCGTGTTGAAGAGGAAAAAATCGTCGAAATCGCGGCCAACGATCCGTAAGGGTCGTTCGCTTCGCCTTCTTCCCACCGTTCAGGAGCTCAATCATGGCAACAGTTCTCGCATCGCTCGCGGCGGCCCGTGTGGCTTTCCCGCAAACCCTGGTCAAACCGAACCTGCAAGGTGCGGACATCCAGACCTTTATCAGCACGTACACCGTTCCAGTTGGTGGCCAGCCTGTCGCAGACGTCATTTCGTGGGGCTATCTGCCCTTCGGTGCACGCCTGATGCCGGGCACTGCCATCTACTGCGCTGCCGGTACCGCATCCTCGACCATCAACCTTGGCGATGCCGTCACGCCAGCCCGCTACATGGCCGCTTCCTCTGCTGCGTCCGCCGGCAAGCTGCCCGCCGAAGCCCAGTTCACCAACGGTGCGCTGGCTGAAGTGACCGTGGTCAAGCCTGGTGATGCGACCGACACCAGCGAACTGCGCTCCGTCGTGGCTGGCGCGACCCTGTTGGCTGGTCAGGTCCTCACGTTGGTAGCGTTCTACGCCGGCCAAAACTAATGGTGCTGCCAGGGATGGCGAACGACTTAACCGGGGCCGAGCGCCCCGGTCTTTTTATGTGGAGGTTTTGAATGAGCATGGCAACCGGGGTTTCGATCTGCTCCAACGCCCTGTTGATGCTGGGTGCGCAGACCATCAACGATTTCAATGAGCCGGTGGACCGGGCCAAGATCGCCGCCAACCTGTACCCGACCATTCGTGACGACCTGCTGCGCTCACACCCATGGAACTGCACCATCAAGCGTGCATTGCTGTCGCCCGACGCTACGCCTCCGGCCTTTGGCTACGACAATCAGTTCGAGCTACCGGCGGACTTCCTGCGCGTGCTGGAGGTAGGGCAGAACGGGGGTCAGCTCGACTACCTGGTTGAGGGTCGCAGCGTCCTGGCCAATGCCACGTCAGTCGAGTTGCGTTACGTCTATCTGAATCCGGTTGAAAACACCTGGGACGCCGGCCTAGTGGCTTTGCTCACTCTGGCGATGGCTGCCGCTATGGCTTACCCGATCACCCAATCAGCTGCGCTCCAGTCCACCATGGAACAGAAATTGGTTATGGCCAAGAAGGTGGCACGGGCTGTTGATGGTCAGGAAGACCCGCCCCAGACCCTGGGCGATGAGCGTCTTTACGGTGCTCGCTTCGGGGCAAACGGATAATGGCCCGCCTAACGATCAACCAGACAAACTTCACCGCCGGCGAACTCTCTCCGCGCATGCTGGGTCGCGTGGACATCGCCAGATATCAGAACGGTGCCGAGATCATCGAAAACGCTTGGCCATTGGTGCACGGCGGCTGTAAGCGCAGGGATGGGACTGTTTTCTGTGCTACCACGAAATTCCCCAACAAGCGCTCCCGGCTGATCCCGTACGTCTTCAACAAATCCCAGGCATACATTGTTGAATTCGGTGATCTTTACATTCGATTCTTCTTTCCCAGTGGCGAGCAGATCAAGGTTGGCGGTGTGCCGGTAGAACTGGTGAGTCCCTATAGCGAATCCATGCTGTTCGACCTGGAGTATGTTCAGGGCGCGGACACCATGTTCATCTTTCACCCGGATGTACCTGTCTACCGTTTGCGCCGGGTGACCCATACCGACTGGACCCTGGCAGCGGCGCCCTTTGTGACCACTCCATTTGATGAGTCCGGCATCAGGGTAGCAACGTCTGCAAC